CGGAACTGCTCAAGTTCACGCATACGCTTCTCATGATCGAGGATGTTGCGAGTGGCCCATTCCACGTGGCTAGGAATCTTCTCGTTGAGTCGTTCGACCTGGCGGATAAGTTCGATAGCCCACGCAGGAATCTGGTCGTGGTCTGAAGGTGTCATGCGCGGCTCTATGCGGTCAGCGCGGCGATTTCGTCAGCCGACAGCCCGAGCTTGGTGAGTTTGTCTACTGCGGCAGTCTTAGCGGCTTCTTTAGCGGCAATCGCATCGGCTTCCGCTTGACGCTGGGTTTCAGCTTGTGCCTGAGCGGCTTCGAGGTCAGCGATCTCGTCAGCAGTCAAAGGAATCTCGGTGGTTTCGCCGGTCGAGCAGTCAACGACAAGTTTGGTCAAAATGTCAGCCATGGGTTTCTCCTATTTGTTATGCGGCTGTTGCTCCGCCAGTGCCCTTAGTGATGCCGTAAAGGTAGGCGGTTGAGTTCTGCACAAGGTTTCCTGCGGCAGCGTAAATCTTGATTGCAGTCAGAGCTGCGGTTCCTGTCCAGGCTCCTGCGGTGACTGTTTGAGTTCCGCTGGTTCCTTCGCTAAAGAACTCAATTGACGCAATCTTGGTGGTGCTTCCTGCATAGTTCGGGATGTATGCCACTCCCGAGCTGAAAACGTTGGTTGTGTCGGCTGCATAGTCGCCCCAACCTGTCGACATTCCTGCGCCGGTGCTGTTGGTGGAAACTGCTGACGAGCTTGTGCCGTAGAAGTTTCGATAAGAATGGTTGGTTGCGCCAGCATCGCCGTTGAAGCGAATGAAGAACGAGCTTTGACTTCCTGAGCCATCGCTTCGAACCGAAAACAGCAACGCTAGGTCGGTGTAGGTGTTAGGAATTGAAGTGAAGTCGATGCTGGCAGTGCCGCCAGCACCAACGGTCACTGATCCAATGAGAGTTCCAAACATTTATCCTGCAATTCCGTAAAGAGCGAGCGTGGTGCCGGCCACAAGGTTGCCTGATGCGACGTTTACCGAGATTGACGTGATGGCTGATGTGTTAGCCCATCGGCCGATGTGACGTTCCACGCCTTGGCCTGCTCGGGTTGCGCCAGCCGAGTAAACCTTGTGTTTGTCTGTCGCGGTGTAGTCAAGGATGTTGACCGTGAACATGGCGTTTTCTGTGCCGATGCGCGAGTTGTCGTTGAAGAAGAAGCCCGTGTTTGATTCTGTTCCAGACGTGGCGGATGAGCCTGTGCCCGACAAATAGACAGCAAAATAGTTAGTTGCGCTGTCTCCGTTGAAACGAAGATACATGTTCGCGTCGGCGCTGTTCTGGCCGTTGATGACCAGCATCAAGTCGCGGTAAAGGCCACTAATGCTTGAGAATGTGACGGTGGTGGTTGTGCTTCCGCTTACGGTGAGGTTAGCCAAAGGCGTGATTGCTGTTGCCATTATGAACCTCGGATTCCATAGAGCGAAAAGCGCGAGCCGCTAACAAAGCTGCCGTTGGCTGAAATCGTGATTGACGAAATTGCCGCAGTGCTTGCCCAGTAGCTTGAGAACAATTGAGAGGCCTGAATTGCGCCCGCGGTGGTGTGATAACCGGAAATAGATCGCACTGTTTTATTCTTGGCGGTGCTCAAGTAGTCCACAAAGCTGACGATGCCAAGAGCAAACACGGACGCCGTTGCGTTGGCACCCATGGCATAACCAGGCCAGATGAATCCCTGAGCAGTAAATCCGTTGGACGTAGCAGTAGAACCATTACCTTGCACAAGGCGTTCGGTGTAGTTTGAGCCGCTGTCAGAGTTCAGCAGAATCTTCATCTGGTCGTTTGCGGCAGCCTGAGTGGTTCTAGCCGTGTAACGCAACTCCAAGTGCGTGTAAGTCGTTGGAAGCGACGTGAACGTGACGCTTGCCGTGTTGGTTGAAATCAACTGCGTGCTGATCAACTCAAAAGCTGCGCCACCACCAGAAGAAGACAACATTCCAAAAGGCCGAATGCCGGCCCCAGCGAACGTGGCGAGTAGTGGACTCATTAGGCGAACTTCACCACCGAAGCGAATACGGCGTAAGTCGGAGTCGCGGCAGTCTTAGTGATCGCAAATGAGTAAACGTCGGTCGCCGAGGCCGAACCTGCGCTAGGTGCGGTTCCACCCTGCCACTTAGGAGTGACCGAAGTGCCGTCAATGGTGAAGGCGTTGGCGTAGTAGGCAGTCGCGCCGTTGGTGTTGCGGAAGACAACGGTTGCGGTCTGGCCTACAGGCAAGATGCTGTTTAGCGTGGTCGAGCTATTGCCACGGAAGTTCAGCGTGAAGTTGGCCGAAGCATTGGTGGTGTAGTAAAGGTCTGCCTGGGTGCTGGCGTCGTAGTTCACGGTTCCAGTCGCGGCGGTAGCCGAAACGGTCGTGACTTCCTGTGGGCTCTGCAGGGTCTTGCCAACCAGTGCGCCGAGGTAGGTGCGCGAATCAGTGACGTTACCGGCAGTGATTGAAGTGGCAGCAGCGGCCACAGCGACCTGGGCGAGAAGCAGCTGATAGACACCTGCGTCGGTCTGGGTCAGGGTTGGTGCTACAGGGCTTGCAGCAGCTGTTCCAGTGACGACAGCCAAAGTGGCAGCGTTGGTCGAAGGGTCAAGGTTGATGACCACCGAGTCGATACGCGCCAACGTCGCGTTCGCTGCGGCAATCGACAAAGTGACCTGAGCATCGTTGAGGAAGTAGTGGCCACGGATCATCGCCTGACCAGCAGCAACCTTCACGTTCATGCCCGAACCGTCACCGGTCACAGCCAACGGAGTAGCAGCCGAACCAGGCTTTACGCCTTCGCCGATGTTGCGAGCCCACTGCGAGAACTGGGTGACGCTGGTGTCAATGTTGGCAAAAGGCCAAGAAGTTTGTGCCATGTTTTATTCCTTTACTGGTAACGCTCTAGGCTGTTCATGCGGATAGCAAGGCTGGCTTGTTTAGCCAGAATCTGCGACTCATAGTCCTGCAAGACAGGCTCGCCAATCGTGCAAGCCAATCGCACACCGTCATCGGCTACAGAAATGCCAACCTCGGTCACAACCGCCGCAAGCTCATAAGAACCAACAACAACGGTCACGGTGTCGCCCAAGAAATAGTGCTGTCCAAACAGCATAGTTTGGTCGTCAGACGGCTTCACGGTCGCAGTAATCTGCGCCTTGCCATCAGTCGCAAGAACCGCATCGCCCGAAGTTGCCAACGCGGTAGCGTCAGCGGTGTCTCGCGCATCCACAAACACTTCAATGCGACGAGCCCAAGCAGTTTCCGCCTGTAGCGAAGTGTAAGACGAACGCTCCAAGAACGTGCGAGCCGTTCCTGCGCCAGAACCGCCCACAATCGTGCGAGTGGTCTTCGGCTGGGCAAGGCTGTAAGTCGTCTCGGTCAGCTTGTTGTTGGCAATGTCCATACGGATGTAGCCGCTGCGATCGGTTGGCTGGTAGCACTTGAATTGAAGGCTCGAGCCCGACTGGACGATGGTGAAGCCCAGCGGTGAGCCAGCGTTGGCAGAAGCATCCGCCAAGCCCTTCACAAGGTCATACAGGACGTCAAAACGAGCCGAGCCCTTGACGGTAGCCCCACGGCTTGCCGAGGCCTCTACGGCCAGCACAGCCATCTTGCGAGCAGCTGGAGCGGTAGGGCCGAAGTTGTCGCTGACATAGCCCTTGATGACGTCTTCGGCGGTGCCGGTGCGCACATCGTAGGCAGTGGTCTGGGCGGTCACGTCAGCGGTTGAGGCTGTCGGATAGGCCAGGTGGTCGCGGAGCAGAACCGAGTCGTCAAGCCCAGTGATCTGGGTAATGCCGTCAGGGTCGTCAACGGTCTGAATGGTTTGCATCCAAGTTGTGAAGCCTGACATGAGAACGGTGCCGCGAACGGTCACGATGATGCCTGCGCCAGGCTGCTTCAGAACGGCTTCTAGTGGGTGACCGACAGGCAAGCTGAGAGTCCAAGTGCCGATGCCGTTGTAGCGGCGCACAATCGTGAAGCCTGGAAGATAGTCTACCGGAATCTGGCCTACGCGGTTCAGGTTGCCGTCGCGAACTTCGACAATGAGGTCAGTTACCTGCATTAGTGGAGAACCTCACGGCGCGGATAGTAGGTCACGGTTACGTTGCTTGCAGTCGTTGCACCAGTTCCGTTGATCTGAACAGCTGACGAGCCAGGTGGCACGGTGAAGAACTTCGGTGCAGGGCCAAGGTTCGAATACATATTGACGCCAGCCGAGTTGACGACGGTGTTGTTGTAAGAGTCGATGCGGATGTAGTCACCAGCAGTAATGGCGGCGTTGTAGGTGAAGCCTACGTTCGAGCTGTTGAGCACCTGCACACCAGAGTTGAACGGCCCGTAGATAGTCCAAATCGGGTAGGAAACAACATCGCCTGAAGTGTTGTTGATGCTGACCGTTCCAACGACAGCAGTGCCGGTGACGCGCATCGACGACAACTTAGGCAGCAAGCCACGACCAACGGAAGTGTTTCCAAGGGTCACGCTCTGAGCGGTGGTTGAAGTCCAAAACGGAATTGGTGCCTGAAGGGTCACAACCCACTTAGCGAACGCGTTGTGGCCAGTCTCGCCAAAGACGGTCTCGCCGCCACCAGCGTAATAGACCTGAAGCGTGTAAACGTCGCCCGAAGTGTAGGTGGCAGTCAGCGTGGCAGGGCCAGAAGTGTTTTGCAGGATGTTCGACAAGCGACGCAGAGCCGTTTCGGTCGTTGCACGATCGCCACCGAAGGTCACGATAGGCAGGTCAACTTCGCGGATGCCGCGCTTCGTGTGGCGGAAAATGCCGCCATCAGTAGCTGCGTTCTGAATGCGCACCATAGTCGCAGGGATACCGAAGCCCTTGAGGCCATCGGTCAGCGTGTAGGTGGTGTTGTCGAAAGTGATGGTGTCGCCGTTAGCACCGGTCAGAGAGATAGTTAGATCGTAAGCCATTAGGCGATTGCTCCTAGAACCTTGGCACGCTGAACAGCGTCAATCAGTTTGCGCTCTGCCGAAATTGAGTCGTTAGGCGCGGCGTAGTAGTTGATGGTTGCGCCCTTGCCAGCCGAGCCGAGCTTGTCCAACGGGATAACAGCCTCGGCCTGACCTGCCTCAGCGACGCGCACAAGACGGCCACCAGGCGTTGCAGGCACGATGCCACCTTCTGCAAGGTGAGGAATCTTGCCGATGCTCAGGTTCACTGCGCCACCAGTCACCAGCTTGATAGCACCAGCCATAGAGTTGATGCCGCCGATGATGCCGTTGATCATGTCAATGATGCCGTTTAGGAAGCCCTTGACGGTTCCAATAGCACCCTCGAACACGCCAGTAATCCAGCCACCGATAGCGGTAAAAGTGTCGTGGAAGAAGTTTCCAATGTTCTTGACTGCGGTGCCAAGGAACGAAGTGAAGTTCTTCCAAATGTCCTGACCGAGCTTGGTCTGGGTGAAGAACCAAATGAGACCGGCGACCAGAGCAGCAATCGCAGCAATTACAAGGCCGATAGGGTTGGCCAGCAGCGAAGCGTTGAAACCCATCTGGGCAAGCGTGGCTTCGCCAGTAACAACCTTGAACAAGCCCTGAATGACCAGCCAAGCCTTCTGCGCACCCTCAACGATGCCCATGATGAGGTTGTAGCCCTGGAAGGCGATGACGCCAGCAGCGATGGCCACGCCGAGCATAATCAGCGCATCCTTGTTCTGCATGACCCACGAAATCAGGTTGCCAATAGCACTAGCAACGTCTTCGATGATAGGCATGACGATTCCCTTGAGCGTCTTGCCCAAGTCATCGAACTGCTTCTGGTGATCGTGGACGAACTTGGTCGCCTTCTCAATCATCGGAATAAAGACTTCGCGAATCGAGCCCTGGACTGCCTCAAGAATCGGCAGGAAGATTTGCCCAAGCGTGACCGAAAGGCCCTGCATGGTGGCTTGCCACTCACGCTGCGACTTGCGCGACTCGTTGAACTTCTCCATCGCAGCATCGTCGATAACCAAGCCCATGTCTTTGGCCTTGGCAGTCAGTTCTGCAATGCCGTCAGCACCCTTGTTCAAGACAGGAAGCAGCTGGGTGCCTGAACGGCCAAACAACTGGACAGCGAGCGCGGTCTTTTCAGCACCGGCAGGCATTTCCTTGAAACGGTCGGCAACGGCAGGCAGCAGTTCCGACATCGACTTTACGTGGCCGTTAGCGTCAAGAATGTTGGTGCCGAGCAGCTTCGACATCGCGGCAGTCTTCTTGCCTGACGACTCAGCGGCAACAAGGCCCTTCTCGAAACGCGTGAACATCATGGCGGTGTTGTCAGCTGAAACGCCAGCCAACTTCATCGCGCCCTGAAGGCCCGAAACTTCTTCAGTCGTGCCACCAGTGACACGCTGCATCGACTTGACCTGACCAGCCAAGTCCTCGAAAGACTTAGTGGTCTTCTCAACGATGTCGCCAATAGCGAAGCCTGCGCCGATCGCAGCGATAGGGCCAGCCATAGCCTTGAGGCCACCCATAAGGCCTTCGCCGAGCTGACCGCCAATGCCTGACATACCGCCGAGCAGTTTCGACTTCAGTTCGCCAGCGAAGCCGGTAGCATCCGGCTTTACGCCAAGGGAAACGCTACCTGCTGAAAGAGTGCCTTCGGACACGTTTATCCTTTCAGGAAGTCAGCGAACTCTGCGAGACCGACGGTCTTATCAGGTTCTTTTTCAATCTTGTATGGGCGCGGCACAGGTTTGACCTCGGAAGGTTTGCCGCCGTGCGCCGCGAGAGTGACGTTCAACAGAGCTTGTAGAACATCGACCGTTGCGGCATTCAATTCAGTGTCAATAGACCAGCCGGCCATGTCGCCTTGATGCTTACGCACCGAAGCAGAATCAACCGGCAAGCCCTTGATGAAGGCAATTAGTCTGCGCACACCCATCGGCTTTTCACCGAAGCAAGCTTGGCGCAGGTCAACGCTGTAGAAGCGTTGGAAGTCGGCCTCTAGTTCTTCGAAGTCTTGCCTGATGGCTTCGCCGAGGCCTGCAATTCCCCCAGGCTTTTACCTGTGATGAACTCAGTGATTGCCTGGATGTCGCCAGCGGTCAGACCGTCGCGGATGAGGGCTTCAGCGTCGGTAGGGTCAGCCAAGAGCAGACCGATTGCGCCGATGATGTCGCCGTCTACGATCATGAGCGCAGCGGCTACAGGAACCTCGACCGCGACCTGGACATAGCCAGCCGACAGCTTGATGAAAGACTTGGTGGTGAGGGTTTCTGCGCGGGCAACTCGCGCAGCACCGAGGTCAAGAACCTCTGCACCCTCTGGCAGTTCGTTGATGATGGCCATGATTAAGCAATTACTCCAGCGTCAGAGCCGTAAACTGCAACCGAAGCCGAGCCGTCGGTAGGCACAAGTGCCTGAATCTCGAACTCGTAGTCGATCTCGTCCTGGCGGTCGAAGGTGACTGCTGGGAGAGTCTTGAAGGTTGCACGCTTGAAGACGATGCGCTGTGAAGCGGTTCCGTCGTTCCAGTCGAGAACCAGGATGAACTCCTGAGCTGCGATGTTGGTTGGCAGGGTCATGCTGTAAGCCGAACCGGTGGTGGTGGTTACGGTTGCAGCGTTCCAAGCCAACTGGGTTGAAATCTTGTTGGTCTCAATGCCGGTGAACTTGGCCGAGCGCGAAAGCTGGGTTGGGATGAGACGCAGGACGTCGAGGTTCTGCCAGCCGAGGATTTCCTTGGTCTTGTAATCCTGGTTCAGCGTGAAGCCGTTCTTCAGGTAGCCAACGTTGACGAATGCAGCGGCAAGTGCCGAGGTCGAGTCAGTTGGCAGAGTGCTTCCTGCTGGCGCATACCAAACGGCACCAGAGCCAGCAATCTTGATTTTCGATGAGTCTGGACTAGCCATTATTCATTCCTTTTTTCTAAGGGTTTACTTGTGGATGAACACCCGATAGCGCGCCACGAAACGAGGCAAGGGTGGAACGACAACCTGGTCAGGTAGCCACTGAGGGCCAACTTCTTCGGTGCCGCTGACGAGAACGCCTTCGGTCACTGTGTCGTTGCGGATCGCAAGAATGCAGGCGCGAATCGTGCGAGCAATCTGCTGGCATTGGTAGCGTGAACCGCCAATGACATCTATTTGCAGGGCTGGCTCGTCAATCTGCTGCCAAGCCGTTGCGGTGCCACCGATACGCATGACCGTCACTAGCGGATAGGTCGGTTTCGGTGGGCGAGTAGTGGTGATGCGGTCAGATGGCACAAGCGAAGTGACTTCGGTGCGGCTGCGCAAGTATTCGATAATCGCCAGCTCGGCATCAGGCAGAACGTTGATTGGGAACGCCATGTCTTAGCCTTTCTTGACGAACTTGAAGCCCAAGGCTTCAGCTGCATTACGCAGGTTGAATTGTGCTGGCTCGTTAGCGGTGCCGAACTCGATCCATGCAGACTTCGGGTCGCTCGCGAACACGCGATACATTCCCGACTTGCCACGGTTCGACTTCTGAACCACGATGCTTTCGCGGTAAGCACCAGACATGACCGGCGCAGAGGCTCGAGCCTCATCGGCAATCGCTACGGCCGAAGCACGTGCGCTTGACTCGACAGCAGGATGCAACTCAAGTTTGCGCTCAAGGTCAGAATCAAGGTTGACGGTGATGTCATCGGCCATTAGATGACCACCTTCAGTTTAGCGACTACGTGCGACGAAACGCCTGTGCGAGGGTTGAACACCTGCCAAGGTTCGCCGTCAATCTCGAAGCTCTGGGTGCCGAAAGTGAGGCGGTCGAAAGCGTGAACGGCGGTGCCGACAGGAAGCCAAGCCTGGAACGAACTGACCACGGTGTCGCGGTCGTTCAAGGTCTCAACCGAATCGACCTGCTCTAGGAAGCCAACGGTTGTGATCGTCGAAGTGGTAGCCGACGGAATGGTGTTGCCATACTCGTCTGTTCCAGCGGTGAACTGGTAGATGGTGACGGGCTGGCGAAGAAGATTCGCAAGACTCATCGCTGAACGTCAATCCTTGTCGACCAGGTGCGCTTGCGATACTTGTTCAGAATCGCCTTGTCGTCGTCGCTCAAAGCCATGCCTGCGTTTGACTGGCGAGCATAAACAACCTTGTAGCCGCCGATCTGCTCGGACTGGATACCGACCTCGGCGTTCAGCTGGTTAGCGACCATGCCTGCGACACAGTTTACGATGTCCTGTGGCACGCTGTCGAAGCCGTGCGTGTAGGTCACCTGAATCTGGGCAGTTGGGCCTTGCCACGTGTTACCGATGGCCTGTGGGCCTTGGTTAGAGCCTGCTGGGCCCCAGAGTGCAGAGCCGCCCCAGATGGTCGAGCCATAGTCAGGCATGAACGCGCCGGTGCCGAGGAACAGGTTGCCGTCAACGAGCTTCCACTGCGTGTTAGGCATGGTTGCGCCGTTCATCAAAACAGACGACACAGCAGACACAGGTCGCTGCGGAAGTTCAATGGTGTTGCCCCAGTTGCCAGGGATAGTGATCACGTCATCGGTGACCTTGGTAATGAATTGGCGAGTGTAGGAGCGCACGATGCCCGAAGCCATGTCGAGAAGACGGCTGGCTGCGGTGGTCTGGTCTGAAGTTAGAGCGCGGCCGATAACGGCGACAACATCGTCAAGGGTTGCGAGTTGTGGGTCGGTCATGTGCGCCTTTCAAGAGTGCAGGGTAAAGCAAAACTAAAGGGAAACTAGGTGAGGCCAGAGCCAATAGAGGATGGCCCCACCTAGTTCGACGGATTCTCGAAGGACTAAGCCTTTACGAGAACACCCTTCTCGTCGCGGAGCTTGGCAACGCCGTAGAGAACGTCAACGGTCACCTGGTGGCCGAGGTTCGCTGCGTTGTAAGCGATGGTGACGCGGAGAGCCAAGCCCGAAACTGGGTCGTTGACTACTGCGGTCTGAGCACCCGAGCCAGGAACTGCCTCTGGAAGTCCACGCATAGCGAGGATGAGGGCACCTGGGTGGAACGCGATGTTCTTGGTGTTTACTGGGCCAGAACCGGTTGCTGGAACGAGCTGCGAGCTGTAAACGTCGAAGCCGTAGAGGCGACCGATCGAACCCTCAGCAACGCCGCTCTGCTGTGCGAAAGCGAAGTAGTTCTGGAGAGTCGAGTCACCGAGCAGGGCGATTTCGTCCTTGTCCGAAACGATAAGAACGCGACCGTCAACCGGTGCCTTGTTGTCGTTCAGAACCTTGCGAGCCGAACGAACGGTCGCAGCGGTGATGTCGGTGCCGTAGGTGCCAACCGAGTTGGTGAAGGTCGAGCCGAGAGCCATCAGGTCAGACTCGATCTGCTCTGCCAGAGGAATAACAGCTGCTTCCATGTAGCGAGCCATTACGTCCTGGTTAGCGGTCGCGCGAACGGCGTCCTCAATCAGGAACGATGCTTCCTTGTGCTTGTTCAGAACAACCTGTGCGGTGGTCGCGGTAGGAACCTGCAGGGTGACAGGAGTGTTAGCAGCCTTGTCGTTGCTGGTGAATGCGCCAGGGTAAGGGATGTTCAGGGTGTCGCCAACTGCGAATGCAGCGAGGTCGCTGTCGCGAGTTACGAGCTTTGCCAAAACAATCTTGGCGCGGAGGATTTCAAGCGCGGTGTTCGCCCAAATCTGGGGAATGAACGGAGACGCGCTTGCGCGAGTGATGTCAGCCATCTTTTACTTTCTTTTGTTAGGTAGTTCGCTTATGCGACTACGATGCGGCCTTCACGTTGAGCAAGGAGAATGTCATCCTTGTTCTTCACGAAGAACGCGTGATCTTGGATTTCGGTGGTCGTGTAGACGCGCTGTGCAGTCTCGCCACGGGTAGCACCCTGACCGACATTGCCGAAGGCCGGCTTCTTGTCGATTGGGAATGCAGCGAGAACATCGTCAGCGTCGGCTTCAAGCTCTTCGCGAGTGGTGCCGACAAGTCTGCGTGCCTGTGCTGGGGTTAGCCCCTTTTCGTCAGCGACCTCACGTCGCAACGTTTCGAGGTGAAGCGAGTCGCGCTCAGTCTTGAGTGCATCTCGTTCCTCTTGAAGTTTCTGAAGATCGGTCTTGTCGCGGTCTTCATACTCTTTCAACTTCAAACGAAGCGTTTCCGCTTCCTTGTTGGCCTTCTTAAGGGCCTTCTTGACCTCATCAGGAACGTTAGTGTCCTGAGTAGTGGTCTCGGTTGCCTCTGCGTTGGTCGAAGTCTCGACCGGTGCCACAGAAACGTCAACTGTTTCGTTTTCAGCCATCACGGCTCCTTTTGTTATCGGTTATCCACACCCTCGCGGTGTGAAGCCAAGCGACCAACTCCTAAACGGAATCAGCCAAATCTTTATCCGACCTGCTCCTGATACGAATCAGGCAGGTCTGCCTCTGACGTGAAGTTGTCGTTCTTGTCAGTGATCAACGGGCCCATCTCGCCATGCTGGCGAATCTCAACGTCACCGAACTTCGCGCCATCGTCGATGGTCACCCATTCAGGTTCGCGCTCGCGGAAGCCCGTAGGTTGTGTGTTGCTGTCGCGAGTGATCGGGTCAACGGTGCAGCCGCAGTTGTTGTGCAGCGGTGCAGGGTCTTCAACGAAGATTCGTGCTCCGTCGATTTCTTGGCAGAAGTCACAGCAGCTCGGTTCGGCTACTCGAACCCAACCGATAGTGCCGGTGGAATCATCTGCTCCGAAAGCAACACTAGCGTCGCGTGCAGACATAGCAACATCCATGTCGCCAGTCGAAAGCAAACGAGCCAAGCCCTTTTCGAACGCCTGGGCGAACCCGTCACGGTCAATCGCTGCGCGAGCCGAGATGATTGGTCTCATGTAGACATCTTCGGCGGCTACGCCTTTACGAATCTCTGCGATGAGAGCCTGGGTGTTCAGGCTGACCGGCTGAGTCAGCCCGACGCGTTCGCTCATGTGAGCTGCGGTCAAAGCAACGGCTCTCGCCTGGCCTGCCTGCACGATCCGAACCGCGTGCTGCACGAAACCCTTGGCTTCGTCGTCACGCAGGCTCGGCATGGCGCGGTAGTGCTGTTCGAGCTGTTGACGCACGGCTTCGCGAGTCTGCTTCAGCGCGGTCTGGTAAGCCCGTGTGCGGTCGTTTCGAAGGTCGGCCACTCTTTACCCGTCCGAAGCCTAAACGGCCGTCTGCGGCGGTTGTGTGGCTTCTGGCTTGCCCAACTGGTTGATGGCTGGAGCACCCAAGATGTTGTTGAGAGCATCCTCGGCTTCGAACGCCTTGAAGCGACTGATCTGGGTCTGGCTGTAGCCAGCGTCTTCCCACAGCTGCTGGCGAGGAACGCCAAGAGCCGAACGCTTGATAAGCGCGTCAGCCAGCTCGGCCTCTGAACGGTATTCAGGGTCAGCCCAAATGGTTTCGGTGCCTGCGATGTCGCCGCGAGGGTCACCAAGAACCTTGAACGACAGGCGCATGACTTCTTCCCAGCCTTCGCCGAAGAAGCGCATCTTGCGCTTGGCCTTAGCAACCAAACCAGTTTCAGCCGACTTGATAGCGTCGCCCGAAGGGAAGTTGCCCGACAGGTAGAAGTAGTGAGGCGGTGTGCGAGTCTGGCTGGCGATGTGCTGCACCAGGAGCTCGATGCCGTGAACGTAGTTGCTCAGGTCGCCGGCCGTCAGGCTGCCGAACTTAGCGGCAGGGTCTTCAGCAACAAGCAACTTGTCCATGCTGATGTTGAACGGCGCAATCGGGCGGCCAGTGGCTTCGTCAATCGGAATCTCGAGACCAGTCACATAACGCTGTGGATAGGCGATGTATTCAGACGCGATCATCATGTCAGCGAGCAGCTTGTTCACTGCGTCCTGCTGCGGAATGATGCCGATAATCTCTGAAACGCCGAAGTCGCTGGTCAGGCTGGCACGGTTCGACAACTGCACGACCGGCACAACACCCAGAGGGTTAGCCAAAGGCCAAGGCTCGTTCATGTCGATGTCAGGAACCCACTTGCCAGTGGCAGAGTCGTCCTTCTTGAACTTGTAAACGGCGTCAGGCAAGAACAGGGTTGCGTGGTAGCCCTTCTCGGTGCGCCAACGCTTCAACGCCGCGATGCGGTGCTTACGGTTGCCAGGAGCGTAGGCAACGATGACGTCGCGAGGGCTCTCAATCGAAATCTTTGGCTGGCCATCCTTGTCGCCCCACACGATCGCATACGAGTCACCCTTGATAAGGGCTTCCGAGTGTGCGAGCTGCGAGTCGGCGTCAAGGTTGTTGGTCTGCCAAATCTTCCAGGCATCGCCGTCAGCGTTAGGGTCAGAGCCGTAACGGAAACCCTCGACGTTCAGACGCTCCTCAACGGCGTCAACAACCAAGGCGCACCAGTTGTCAGAGAACGCCGAGAACATGCCACCAAAGGCCTCACGGAACTTCTGAGAGGTGAATGCGAGACGGTGCTTGCCATCGTGGTAGTCCTGAAGTCGCTGAAGGTCGGACTGACGCGAAGCGAGCTGCTGCTCAAGAATCGCTACCAGTTCGATAGGTGACTTCGGTGCGTCGATGTCGTCTAGCATTTGCACCAATCTTTCTAAAATCCAGCCATAACAGGCTTCTTCTTTTTCTTAGTCAATCCTGACTGGATTACATCGCCGCGAGCCTCATACGCGAGAACCGCACTCATAGCCAAGTCAATCTTGCGAGGGCTCTTAGGTCTGTCCTTACGGATCAGCACGCCAGAGCGAGTCTCTTTGCGTCGCGCGTTACCAATGTGCCGCGCTAAATCTGTGTTGCCGTCATGCACCAGCTGGCCGGTGATGGTGGCAGTGTGGAAACGTTCCAGGGCGGAGACCATCGCGCGTTCGCGGTTAGTCCACCACTCCATGACGTGTTTCTCGCCATGCTCGGAAGCCCAACGGCCTACGATGTCCTGCCAATAGGCTGGGTCGCAATACATACGCTGAACGTTGTATTCCTCGAACGCCTTGGCAACTGCTGCATCGACTTCGCCAACCGGAACTTCCCAGTCGGTGTCATCGTCAGGCGATTCCCAAAGCCCAAGAACGAACAGAAGCCCGTCCTCGACTCGGCAACCAACCAAAGCAGTTGAGTCGTCACGCAACGAACCGTCAAAGCCGATACAGATTGCATCGTTCTTGGCAGGTCGCGCATCAGTGACACGCTCATCCCAAGCTTTAGGATCCATCCACGCATCGGCACTAGCCACAATACGATTTCCGAAGAATCGTTCGGCCTGCGCCAAATCACGCTCAATCAAATCATACGCTTCGGCTTCGACAGCATCGAGGTCTACGTGACCACCGTTCTGCTTCAGCGCGTCGCCATAGACGATCTGGTGAATCTTGCGACGCTCAACCTTGTTGCGATAAGACAGGTTCGCCGGTGGCTGCTTGAACTGCCGATAGATGTCTGCGGCGTTCGACTCATACTGAATCTGTGCCACCGACTGCTCGGCAGGGTTCCAAGCGTTAGTCGTCAAGCTCGCACGGCCACCCATACCAGCAAGGCCTCGATACTGAGTGTCAGCAACTCGAGCCATGCCGTTCGTGGAAGTCCACAAACCAACCTCGTCCTGGGGAACGAACGTCACACGCTGACCAAGACGGCTCTGCGCCGAGCTGGTTACGGTGTCGATACGGCCACCACCAGGCAGACGAATAAACTCCTCGCCCGTCTTAGGAATCAAGTCGGCCAAAGGCCCATACTCAATCATCGGACGCAGCGCACCATAGATGTTGTCGGTCTGTTCTTCCGAGATGGCAGTGATCTGAATCAGCGGCGTAGGCCAAGCCATGCCCTTCGGCTCGCCGGCCTCATACTCGTAAACAAACCCACAGCGACAACCATGGTCGGCGCAGTCATAAACTTCGCCTTCTTCAGCCCAGCCAGCAAACAACGCAGGCCCTACGGCTTCCAAACAAATCTGAGCCGCAATCAACGGCCCCTTGCCCAACTTCTGTGGGCCAACCAGCAAGCCACGTCGAAAGACGAA